GTATGAGTGATAATATTGTACTACCAGAAGTTATTAAAAAATGGGTCGAAGAAATCAACGATCCTTCAACGCCCATATGGCTAAGGGAAAACTACGCTATCAAACTAGAGTCTCTTCAACTGTTCTTGGGAACGGAATTGGATAAATTCAAGAGAGAGATGCTAATGGAAACCAGGAAGGTCAATAGGAAAGCTATAAGAAAGAAATGAAACTTGCACTTATAACCGACCTGCACTTTGGTTCTCGTAATGATAATTTGAAAGTAGCAGCACATCAAAAACTTTTCTATGATAATGTCTTCTTTCCTTTTTTACGCGAAAACAATATAAAAAACGTGGTTGATTTAGGCGACACGTTTGATCGTCGAAAATATATTTCGTTTACTTCTTTGCAAGCAGCGAAGAAGATGTTCTTTGATCCCCTAGCCTCTGATAATATACAACTGCATGTCCTTATTGGCAATCATGATAGTGTATATAAGAACACAATTGAGCTAAATTCAATCTATCTATTAACAGATGGCTATGCAAATGTTAATGAATACCTTAACCCCACAGAAGTAGATTTTGATGGGACGCTTGTTGCAATGTTGCCATGGATATGTAAAGACAATTATGATGCCACGTCAGCCGTAGTCTCTAATACGAAAGCCCAGGTCGCCTTTGGTCACCTAGAACTAAAGGGATTCGAAATGCATAAGGGACAGATCATATATGAGGGCATGGACTCTAAGATGTTCGACGATTTTGATATTGTTTGCTCCGGGCACTATCATCATAAGTCGACTACTGGAAACATTAATTATCTCGGAGCCCCCTATGAAATGACATGGTCTGATTATGATGATCCACGTGGGTTTCATATCTTTGATACAGCAACAAGAGAGTTGACTTTCATACAGAATCCGTATACACTATTTCATAAGATATGGTATGACGATAGTGATCTTACATTTGAAGATATAGATGCCATGGATGTATCAGAGATACGAAATTCTTTTGTTAAGCTAGTTATCAAAACAAAAGAGAATCCTTATTTGTTTGATACGTTTGTTAGCAAACTCGAAGATCAGGATTTGATTAATCTACAGGTTGTAGAAGATCACCTGAATCTAGATCTAGAAGATGATGAAGACATCATTGACGAAGCAGAAGATACGTTGACAATATTAGACAAATATATTGATGGGCTGGAAGTCTCTACTAACAAACAGCAACTACAATCACTGATGAAAAATTTATATGATGAAGCGCTAGCTATTGAATGATTGAATTTAAAAGTATTAGATGGAAAAATTTTCTGTCGTATGGTGACCATTGGACAGAAGTTTCTCTTAATGGTAAATCACAAACCTTAGTTGTCGGAGACAATGGTGCCGGCAAATCAACAATGATTGATGCCTTATGCTATGCACTGTATGGCAAGGCATTTAGACGTGTTGTAACAGCTCAGTTGATCAACTCTGTTAATAGTAATCATATGTTAACTGAAGTAGAATTTCGTGTTGGTAAAACCCAGTACAAGGTTATTAGAGGACTGAAGCCTAGATTATTTGAAGTGTATCAGAATGATTCGTTAATGAATCAAGAAGCTCATGCTAGGGACTATCAAGAGGTCCTAGAGAAGAATATTCTTAAAATCAATCATAAGTCGTTTACACAGATCGTTGTTCTTGGCAGTACAAACTTTGTCCCCTTTATGCAATTGCAAAGCAAGGACAGAAAAGAAGTTATTGAAGACCTGTTGGACATAGGTATATTTTCAGTAATGAGTATGTTGTTGAAGGACAAGACTACTGAAAACAAAAATTGGTTGTCCGAAATAGAGTACAAAATAGATTCTGTTGATACCAACATCGCAAGACAGAAAGAACACATCGAATACATTGAAAAGAAACAGACAGAAGATATTGCTGCGAAGAAGGGACAGATCGATCATCTATCCTCTGAGATCAATCAAAACAGCACCCTTATTGATCAAGAAGAGGCGGAGATAAATTCTTTCCTGAAAGATATACCAAACGAAAATGAAACACGTAAAAAGCTAACCGATCTTAATAGGCTCGAGAGTCAACTGGAAAACAAATTTAGTACACTTAAAAAAGAGATCGACTTTTATGAGAATAATGATGTGTGCCCTACCTGTGGCCAAAATATGGATGATGACCATAAGCACTCTAACGTCACCATAAAAGGAAGCAAGGCCGAAGAAGTGCAGGAGGGCATTGATCGGCTAAAAGAAAAGATTGATAGTACTAGCTCTGTATTAGAGACTACGTTGGATACCTTAAAGAAGGTGAATGATCATAAACAAACTGTTGTTCAACTAGAATCAGATATAAATGCTAAGAAGCAGGTCATTGATTCGTTAAATGATGACATAGAGCAGAAAAGCAGCGAGGACATTAGTACTCAAAAGAACGATCTAGAAAATCTACAGAAACAGTTGGTTGAGCATAAGGCAGACCAAGAAGGACAAGTAGAAGTAAAAGAGCTGTATTCTATAGCGACAAAGTTGTTGAAGGACACTGGAATAAAATCTAGGATTATTAAACAATATGTTCCAGTGATGAATAAATTAATCAATAAATACTTAGCAGCAATGGACTTTTTCGTTCAATATGAATTAGATGAAAATTTTGATGAAAAGATTAAGTCACGATTTAGAGATGAGTTTAGTTATGCCTCCTTTAGTGAGGGTGAGAAAATGAGGATTGATCTTGCATTATTGTTTACATGGCGCGCCATTGCAAAACTCAAAAACAGTGCAAGCACAAACCTACTCATCATGGATGAGGTATTTGATAGTTCGTTGGATACTACAGGTACAGACGAATTTCTTAAAATATTAAAAGACTTGACTTCAGACACAAATGTGTTTATAATAAGTCATAAGACGGATCAATTGATAGACAAGTTTCCTAATGTTCTTAGGTTTGAAAAACATAGAAATTTTAGTAGGATGATAACATAATGCCAACGCGAAATTACCCTGGGTTAAAAAAAGACCCGCTTGACTTTGATAGAACTTTGTTGTATAATGAGGCTGAGCAATTTGATTTTAAAGATTCTTCTGTAGATCCCTGGGAGCTAGCAGAAGAGATGATTAAATTTATGCGTGAGTATAAGGGATATGGTTTGGCAGCTAATCAAATTGGCTTGCCTTATAAAATGTTTGTTACGGAAGGTGATCCAGCATTCGCTGTATTCAATCCAAGAATTACATATCGGAGTCCTAATGATATTAGATTAGATGAAGGGTGTCTTTCATTTCCCAATCTAATTCTAAACATTAAACGCCCGGCAAGTATACGTGTTAGATTTCAAGATCCCAATGGAGATTTTGTTGTTAAGCAGTTTGCTGGTATGTCTGCAAGAATATTCCAACACGAATTCGATCACTTAGAGGGAGTTGATTATACTACTCGAGTGAGCAAATTGAAATATAAGATGGCCGTAAAGAAAATGCAGAAGCAGGCCAAGCGTGGAAAGATAAGGGTTATTAATTATGGCGTGGAACGCAAAAAATAAAGACAAAGAATTCACCTATAGTGAAATCTTTTACAGTCCTCAAGGTGAAGGATTTTATACTGGTTTTGGAACCGTATGGTTGAGATTCTTTTTGTGTAACCTTCAGTGCAATGGCTTTGGTCAAGACGATCCAATGGATCCATCAACGTATGATTTGCCTTATAAGAATATTGATGTGAGTGCGTATGATAAACTAGAAGATTTGCCTGTGTTCAGTAAAGGGTGTGATACATCCTATTCTTGGTCTAAAAGGTTCAAACACCTTCAACGTAGAGGAACGGCCGACCAAATTGCAGATAGACTGATTGATATAATGAAGAACCCACATAACCCAAATGGCAGGTTTAGGCATCCTGTAAGTACAGAAAGGCAACATCTCTGTTTTACAGGAGGCGAACCTTTAATGCCTCATGGTCAAGAATGTAGTACGGAGGTAATATATGCTCTTAAAGGGAACGAGATGAGTATGCCTGGTTGTGTAACATATGAGACAAATGGTACACAGGAGTTGTCTTCTGACTTTAAAGAATTCTATCAGAATCGAGGACTATATTCTGGTGATTTGTTTTTCAGTGTTAGTCCGAAGCTCCAGTCGGTTTCTGGAGAGAAACGAGATAAGGCAATCAAGCCTGAAATAGTAAGAGAGTATGAGATATTGTCACGAGAAGGTTATTATAGAAAACCACACGGACAATTAAAATTTGTTATGACGCCTGATCCCAGAGCTTGGGATGAGTTGGACGAAGTTGTTGATATGTTTAGGTCCCATAAGGTTAATTTTCCCGTTACAATAATGCCTTGCGGCGCCAGAGTCGAAGAACAAGAAGTAACAGCTGGTGAAGTTGCAACAATGGCTCTCCAGAGAGGTTATCGTGTGAGCGCAAGAGTTCACACTTATCTCTGGGGTAATAAAATAGGTACCTAAAACGACAAGAGGAGTATAAAAATGGCAGGACATTGGATACCAATACACATGAGGCAAATCTACCAAGGTTTTCTTCGAGGTCCAAAAGAGCTTAACAACAAGAGGCTGGCCGAATTAGTCATGGATGGTCAAGCTCAAGTGATTGATAAGAATGTAAATGCAACAGGGATTGAAGATTCAAAGATCCCAGATGATCCTGAGCTAGACAGACTTAAATCGTATATAAACGATGAAATCTGGAACATGATCGATCCTAGAATGCACACGAGAGAGGTGTGGGGACACATTATGCGTGGTCCTTATGATCATACAGCAATTCATAGTCATTACAACAAAAAAGATTACGCGCGTATTTGCCTTTCGTGGGCTTATTATCCGCAGCTTCCAAAAGCAAAGGGCGGGAGGTATGTTATCCACTTCCAGTCACATTCGGAGAGTGTTAATTTTCAGGTTCAACCAGAGGTGGGAATGTTTATGATTTTTCCTTCATGGATGCCTCACTATACGACCCGACATTCTTCTGATGAAGTTCGGATTACTATCGCTGCAAATTGTAGACCAGAGGGGTGGCCCGGTAATGAAAAAGATTATCAGGCAATAATCGATGATGAGCATTCTGGTATAAAAGAGTTTAATCCGCCACTAAGACATCTTCAACCATAGTGAGCTCTTATAGTTAAACGGTATAACAGTTGATTTGTAATCATCAATTCTTGGTTCGATTCCAGGTGGGAGCACCACAGTGGCAGATAAAGAAAGAAAAGTCATACTTCTACATGAAGTGATAGAGCAACGCTTACGTAAAGAGAAGGAGCTTGAATTCTATAAACAGCAGCTTGAGGAAATACAGGTTAAAATAAGTTTTTTAGATAGAGAGCTAACTCTCACCAATCTTATTATAGATATTATACATGGGGAAAATGTTATTGATTTGTTTCCAAATGATAGGGTAGAATCAATTGAATATGAGGACAAGACATGAAATACGTTTCGACTAAAACATACAAGCAAATTGGGCCCGTTGCTTATAGGCAATGGAAGGCTGAGAGCCATTGCTCAATGATTCATGGGTATGCACTTTCATTCCATTTTGAATTTGAATCCGATGAACTAGATGTTAGGAATTGGGTTCTTGATTTCGGGGGCCTTAGGCCTTTGAAAGATAAACTAGAAGAATGGTTTGATCATACGTTGCTAGTGGCGCAGGATGATCCTCACAAAGAACTGTTAGAATGGCTAGGTACTTGCGGAATAGCTAAAATTACTGAAGTGGAAAAGACAGGGTGTGAAGGCATTGCTGAGTTCCTATATGAATATGTGAACACTATCTTTTTGCCAGATTATGGGTCAGATGTTGCTGAACGAATTTGGTGTTGTAAAGTTGAAGTAAGAGAAACAGACTCGAACATGGCTATGGTTACTGGCCATCGAGGAGATTTCGACGAATAATTTGTTGACTTCTAGTCTTTTACGATATAGAATAGATTATAAGATGTAAAAAGGAATATCAATGTCTCACCCTCTGTATAAATCCGATCCTGAATTGGGCGCTCAGGTGCGAGATCACCTTATCAGTGTTGGATTAGAAACCCCCATGACAAATAAGGTCAATCTTGATGAAGAAACCAAGATAAGTGCCATCAAGAAAAATTTTGAAAACATTATGGATGTATTGGGTCTGGATCGTGAAGATGATTCACTAATAGATACACCAAGTCGTGTTGCAAAAATGTATGTGAGAGAAGTCTTCTGGGGACTGGACTATAATCAGTTTCCCAAATGCACAGTGATTGAAAATAAGCTGGGCAAGAATTCTCCAAGTTCATTTGTTGTCGAGCGTAACATCAATGTTCAATCAAACTGTGAACATCATTTTGTTGTTATAGATGGCAAAGCAACTGTTGCATATATTCCTCGTGACAAGATTCTAGGCCTATCTAAATTGAATAGGATTGTTGAGTTCTTTTCAAAGCGTCCTCAGGTACAAGAGAGACTGACCGAACAAATCACAGAGGTAATTAGTTTCATTACAGGATCACAGGATGTGGCTTGTTATCTTGAAGCTATCCACTACTGTGTAAAGAGTAGAGGCATTCAGGATACTGGAAGTAGTACTTGTACGTTGGCAGTTAATGGTGATTTCCAAGGAACAAATTCAGATATTCGTAGAGAATTTTTGAACATAGCTAGAGGATTAACAGTGTTGCAATGATGAAAAGTATTTTTGTTACATATCAACGAGAGGGTATTCACAAATATCCTGGAGCTGCAAATTTACCAGGGGTTGAGTTCTTAGCTAGTCCCCATCGCCATATGTTTCATTTTAAAATCACATTACAGGTATATCACGATGATCGTGAGGTTGAGTTTATATTGTTTAAGCGAGAGCTTGAAAAGCAGTATGATAATGGTACCTTGCAACTAGATTATAAGTCGTGTGAAATGATGGCGGATGATATTGCAAGCTATATTATATCACATTATCCTGGTCGCGACCTTACGGTTGAGGTTAGTGAAGATGGTGAAAATGGTGCAGTTTGTTTCTATGAAAAAGATTCAAATTTATCGAAAACAGACTTGTCTAACTTTGTGGCGCAAAATTATGCGTCGAATGAATTGGAGTTGAATTAATGGACTTTTGTCATATATGTCCTACCCCAGAATTAGATTTGGTATCAAAGTATGATACTCATTTGGTTCTTGCACATTTGCTTGAAGAAGATCCAGCGTATAGAAAGTTTTACCAGGACCTTGGGGCCCATCATGATGTAACATTGATAATGGACAACAGTGCGTTTGAGATGTTCAAGCGTGGTGAGCCAATGTATCCTACAGACAAGCTAATTGACCTGGCCACCCCAATCAAAGCTGACTATGTTGTTATGTCAGATTATCCTGGTGAGCCCGGATCAAAGACCATCAAAGCTGCAGAGAAGATGATTCCAGAATTAAAGAAAAATAAACTTGGAACATTCTTCTGTCCACAGAGTCAAACAGGTGACATTGAGGACCTTATGGCAGGGTATGCATGGGGGTTCTCTCATCCGGACATTGATTATATTGCAGTTAGTATTCTTAATGTTCCTATTGCATTTGGTGTAGAGAGTGGTAATAAGTTACAAAGATTTACTGCTAGGTGGAAATGGATGCAAATGATGAAAGATCGAGGATTATTTGCATGCTATGCAGTACAGCAAGAGATGAAACAATATTGGCAACTTTCTGGTAAGCACGTGCCTCCCAAAAAGATTCATTTTTTAGGAATGGTTGATGGACCCAATGAGGTTGAACTTGTTAGGGAGTATCATGATATCATTACCACGTGGGATAGTAGTGCTGCTATCTGGGCAGGAATGAACAGTATTAAATTTGATAGCAGTCCTACTGGTTTGATTGACGGAAAGTTTGAAAAAGAAGTTAATTTCAACACCTGTATTGACGAAGGTAGTGGTAGAGAAAATGCTATCCATAACATGAACTTCATTGATGAAATGGTTGGCCAATCGCTTTGGAGTAACAAAAATGTTTAGAAATGCAGCTCTTATTGATGGTGTAGTCACAAATTTAGATGATAGCTGTGTCCAACCTAATGCAGTCGATCTTAGATTGGACACAGTACAACGAATTGCTGATTCAAATTTTATTCTTCAGGACGATGCACGCTTTAAGTTAACTCGTGACATGCAGAATATCGAACCAGTATCTTGGAATTCAACCAATTTTTTTCATAAAATGGGTAAGTATGCTAGTCTGGGAAGTTATAAGTCTATGTTTGAGCTTGAACAAGGATCCTATCAATTTGAAACCAAGCACAAGGTAACTATTCCAGAAGGTATGGCTGGATGGTTGATTGCACGTTCGACCTTAAACCGAAATGGTATCTTTATCACTTCTGGTTTATATGATAGTGGCTTTAGTAATTTTATTGGTGGTGTTATGCATGTAATGACCGGCCATGCTAAAATTGAAAGAGGTGCTCGTATCGCTCAATTTATTCTAGCCGATGCAGAAACAGCTCACTTATATGATGGACAATACAATGCCGCAAAAACCTGATTTTAAGTACAAAGAAGACAAACACTTAGAGGAAGTGTTAAAGTATGTTATGTCAACATATGAAGGCCACTATGTTGGCAAGGGTGAGATACAAACTACAGATGTTTGGGAAACACTTCATATAGAAAAAGAGGCATGTTTATCTAATATACTTAAATATGCTATGAGGTATGGTAAAAAGGGTGGGTACAATAAGAAAGACTTGTTGAAGATTATTCACTATACTTTGATGCTATGGTATTTCACACTAGAGGAACACGACTAAATGGAAATCAAAATTGAAATAGAAGAACTGAAGAAGCGGAAACTATTTGTCGCTGCGCCAATGTATGGTGGACAATGTCACGGAATGTTTTGTAGATCGACAAATGACTTGGCATCTTTATGCATGCATTATGGAATTGAGTTAAAATTTTATTACCTATTTAATGAGAGTTTGATAACGAGAGCACGTAACTATTGCTGTGATGAATTTATGAGAGATGAAAGTTCAACTCATATGATTTTTATCGATAGTGATATTGGGTTTGATGCTCGTGATGTTCTTTCCATGTTAGCCTTGCAAGATGCCGAAGAGGGCAATGATGAATATGATGTGTTGTGTGCACCATATCCAAAGAAGTGTATTTCTTGGGAGAAGATTGTTGACGCTGTTAACCAAGGCCGAGCAGATGAAAATCCAAACGAACTTGATAAGTTTGTAGGTGACTATGTGTTCAATCCTGTTCCAGGAGTTAATGAAATTAGACTCGATGAGCCAGCAGAAGTGCAAGAAGGCGGCACAGGGTTTATGATGTTTACTAAGAAGACTCTACAAAAGTTTAGAGATGCTTATTGGGACAACAGTGAGTGGAGTCCTAATGGGTTTAGTTATAAGCCTGATCATGTTCGGACAGAACATTTTGATGGTAGCCGTGAAATTATGATGTATTTTCAGGCATTGATTGATCCAGAAACACGACGATATCTATCAGAGGATTATATGTTTTGTCAATGGGTCCGCAAGATCGGTATGAAGGTATGGCTGTGCCCATGGATGCAGTTGCAGCATGTTGGTACTCATGTATATGGTGGCAGCTTACAGGATCTTGCTTCTATTCAAGCATCAGCAACAGCAGATGCAAGTAAGGTTAAGAAGGGCCGTGATGGTCCTTTGGAGCGTACAAAAGTAACTATGCAAACTACAGACGATGACGGGAATGTTCAAGAGGTAAAGTGATATGAAATTTAGTAATGAAACTATGGATGTGTTGAAGAATTTTTCTACAGTAAATCCCTCGATAGCATTTAAGCCTGGTAATAATTTATCTACAGTATCACCATCTAAGACTATTATGGCAAAGGCTATCTTAAACGAATCCTTTCCATCAGAGGGTGCTATCTATGATCTTGGAAAGTTTTTAGGTGCTGCAAGTTTGTTTGTTAATCCTGAATATGTGTTCGAAGAAAAACAAATGGTTATTCATGGTAATGGTAGACAGGTTAACTATACTTTTGCGGACGTCGACATGATTGTTACTCCGCCAAAGGACAATATCGATTTGCCAGAATCTGATTTGGAAATGGATCTTTCAGGAGATCAAATGTCCAGGTTACTCAAAGCTGCTAGTATATTGCAACTACCAGAAGTAAATATTTGTTCTGGCGGTGCTATCATAGCAAGTGATTCTAAAAACCCATCGGCAGATGTCTATAATGAAGATGTGATGATTAGACAATCTAATGGTAAGTGTAACTTTATTTTCAAGATTGAAAATTTTAAGATGATGCCATTTGATTATAATGTGAAGATATCCTCGCGAGGGATCGCACAATTTACATCGATCAATAGTCCTATTGGCTTGACTTATTGGGTAGCAGTAGAAGAAAATTCAACGACTGGTGAATAAATGCGCGAAGATTTTTTATGGGTTGAGAAGTATCGTCCCAAGACGGTTGCTGATACCATACTGCCTGTTGACTTAAAATCTACATTTCGCCAATTTATATCTAACAAAGAGATTCCGAACTTACTACTATCTGGTCCTCCTGGTATAGGAAAGACTACAGTTGCTCGGGCTATGTTAGAAGAATTGGGATGTGATTATATTATAGTCAATGGATCAATGTCTGGTAACATTGATACTCTTCGGAACGACATTAAGCAGTTTGCTTCCTCTGTTAGTTTAATGGGTGGAAGAAAGTATGTCATTCTTGACGAAGCAGATTATCTAAATCCTCAATCGACCCAGCCGGCTCTTAGAAACTTCATGGAGGAGTTTAGTAAGAACTGTGGGTTTATAATGACGTGCAATTTTAAAAATAGAATCATAGCGCCACTACACTCACGTTGTAGTATCTTTGATTTTAAAATTGCTAATGCCGACAAACCTAAGATTGCAAAAGAATTCTACAAGAAGGCATGTGAGGTACTAGATCAGAATAACATAACGTATGACAAGAAAGTTGTTGCAGAGCTACTGCAAATGTATTTTCCAGATTGGAGAAGAGTATTAAACGAGTTGCAAAGGTACAGTGTATCTGGTACAATCGATTCTGGAATACTTTCTAGCCTCAGTGACGACAATTTCTTATCATTGGTGAAGCTATTAAAAGAGAAAAACTTCACTGGTATGCGCAAGTGGGTTGGTCTTAATATTGATAATGAACCAGTAGGAATGTTTAGGAAGCTATACGACAATGCTTCGTCCGTGGTTGAGAAACAATCAATTCCTTCTATGGTTTTGGTGTTAGCAGACTATCAATACAAAAGTGCTTTTGTAGCAGATCAAGAAATAAACTTAGTTGCATGCCTGACACAATTGATGGCAGATTGTGAGTGGAAGTGACCCCATTTGATTTTGTAAACTCCATCACATATAATAAGAAAAATATGATGAAGGATACAGACAATGATGAGCTTTCAGAACAAAGTTATGTCCCCTATGTAGTTAATAAAGGACTGTCTTATTTCGTTGATACATTGATGTATGCGAACGAAATGAACATTTCATCGTTTTTAGACCACAAGCTCCAATACGAATATCTTCTAAATAGTATAAGGCCCAAAAAGCGATATGCAAAATGGGTAAAGAATGACGAAGATAGTGACCTGAAAATGATTGAAATATACTTTAATTATTCTACCAAGAAGGCTCTTCAAGCACAGTCAGTTCTTTCCCAAGAAGAAATGGTAATAATACGTGAGAAAATCACGAGGGGAATAACCGATGATTGAGCTAATGGTAGAAGTAAAGCTACTACATGAAGAAGATTTTTTAAAAGTAAGAGAAACTTTAACTCGTATAGGTGTCGCATCTCGTAAAGACAAGACACTGTATCAAAGTTGCCACATATTACATAAACAAGGTAAGTATTACATCGTGCATTTCAAGGAATTGTTTGCACTTGATGGTAAACCTACAAATTTTTCAGATGACGATAAAGGAAGACGCAACACCATTGCTAATCTTCTTGCAGAGTGGGAGTTGGTTCAATTAGTTGACCCAGACAAGTCTGCTGCACCCGTTGCACCTTTAAGTTTAGTAAAAATAATTTCGTTTAAAGAAAAAGCGGAATGGAGTCTAGTAACCAAGTACAACATTGGAAAGAAACAATAACTTGTAGATAGGATCCAGCCATGGCCGGCAGTATAGAAGCTGAGATGCACATTAAACTTTTGAAAGAAAATGTTTATGAGCTGCAAAAACAGCTGACTGCCGCGAACAAAAGAATTGCTGAGCTTATAGAACAAATTGAAGGAAAGACTACTAAATCAATACGTGATAGTATTGATCCTAGATTGATTTAGTACAAGTGAAGGATTGATATGTTGAAGCATATAACAAACAGTGATAAAGTTGCACAGTTCATGAAAGGTTTCGGCCAGGAGTTGCCAGACACTCCTGGGTTTCCGGATCATGAAACTGTTAAGCTACGTTTAGATTTAATTGAGGAGGAATATCATGAACTCGTTGAAGCAACGCTTACTTCAGATCTTACAGGGGTCGCCGATGCTTTGGGAGACCTATTGTATGTTGTTTATGGCGCTGGCCATGCTTTTGGGATTAACCTTGGGCTAATCTTTAATGAAATTCATCTATCAAATATGTCGAAATTGGGAGAAGACGGTAAACCAATTTATAGAGAAGATGGAAAGGTGATGAAAGGTGAAAACTATTTTGAACCTGATCTAGAAAGATTTACCAGAAGCGAGTGAAAAATGTCGGTAGGTTTTGAGGCTTGGATAAATCGACAGGGGTATCAGTATACACTGTGGTTTAAAAAGAATAATCTTACGTTTAGAGAAGCACTGTACGAAACGGCGAAAGACGTTAGAGCAAGAACAAACAAGACATTAGTTCTTCCT